CGGAAACCTCTGTTTTGTCATTTTTGTCATTTCAACTTTCCGTTATAAATCAATGGTAAAATGCTATGTCCCCACCGTGCGGATAAAGCATTATAGCTGTATTTATTGCGCTATGATATATTAGGCTACCGTTAAGTATTTGAGGTGTGAAATGAAGAAAATTAAGCCTGTCAAAGTTAAGCCTGTCAAACTAACCAAACCAACCAAGACGATCAAACCAACCAAGAAGCCTATCAAGACGATCAAAGAATAATCAGTTAATCTATAAATAATGTCAATCACTACAGAAACGATATTACAGCAAATCAACTTAGACCGTTCTCTAGGTAGTCAAATATTGTTCCCGCATCGTCACCCGCAATTAAGCCCTGAGTTTCATGTAACTGTTATGGATATGTGGAGGTCTTCCGATGAATTTGTTTCAATGGAGGCATTTAGGCAGGGGGCCAAGACAACTTTATCCGAAGAGTTCTTACTCATGGAAGCGCTATACGGAAATTACTCTTATTGCTTAATCTTTGGTGAAACCTATACAAAGGCATGTCAGAGAATCGAGGGTATCAAACACGAGATCAATACTAATCAAAAAATCATACAGTTGTTTGGAAAGAATAAGGCTTCATCTGCCGATGGTGGAAAGTGGAGCGAAAATAAGATAGTCCTATCTAATGGGGTTGCTATTGAAGCTCACGGATGGGAAGAGGAAATACGAGGGTATCTACATCTTTCTAAGCGGCCTGATAGAGCTTATCTGGATGATATTGAAACCGAAGAGTCAGTACGTGATACCAATGCTGTCGATCGCAATTGGAAGAAGTTACATAAACAGCTTATGCCTGCAATGGATAAAGACTTGGGCAAGATTCGCCTTACCGGAACGCCTTTAGCCGATGATTGCATGATTCGTCGTGCTGCTGCCTCACCTAGATGGGTTCATGGTCACTTCCCTATTTGTGATAGAAATATCGATGACCCCGAAGCACAATCACTTTGGCCTGAACGCTATCCCATGGAATGGATTAGAGAGAAGAGGGATTCTTTTTCAGACGAGGGAATGTTACGAGAGTTCATGCAAGAGTACATGTTGGTGGCTACCGGTTCCCAAGGCAAGCCATTTACTGAGGACATGCTTCGCTATGAGGATGTAGCCCCTTATTCCTATTCTCCACGCACTATAATTATCGACCCTGCTAGAACAGTTGAAGTGAAGAAGTCAGACCAGACCGGACATGTTACTGTAAGCAAAATGGGTACTAAGATTTACGTCCATCAATCAGGTGGGGAATATTGGCAGCCGGATGAAATTGTTGATGGTGCTTTTAGAATGAGTATCGCCCATAAGAACGCCGAGGTCGCTATAGAAAAGAACTCGCTGGACAACTGGCTACTCCAACCTATGAGGGCCAAGATGCTATTGACTGGCAATTCTATTAAACTTAGAGTCATGAATGCGCCTCAAGATAGAGACAAAGCGGCTTTCATCATGGGGCTACGCTCTTTCTTTATTGCTGGAGATATTATCTTTGTCGGTGGAAAATCTGCCCATGCTCAGTTAGTGTCACAAGTTCTTAACTTCCCTACTGGAAAAAAGGATATATTAAATGCCCTTGCATATTCTCTACGCATATTCTCCGGTACTCCTATTTATGGCGAGTTTAGCGAATCTAATATTATTCGCAACTATGAGTTACCAAGAAAGGTGTCTTTATTGCTTGCTCTTAACGCCACTTCTTCTGACACTGTAGCCGTCCTTTGCTCATTAGAGGGACAACATTTAACTGTTTTGGCAGACTGGGTAACGCCGCTTCTTCCTAATGATGCTCTTCCAGATATTAAGTCATTGATTAATGCGCTCTACCCCGGACGTGAAATAACCGCATGGATACCCGCTGACCAGTTCGATCAGATAGGAAGAAACCCTTTATCATCTGCATTGAAGTCGATTGGATTGAGAGCTAATAGGGCCGAGTATTCATCAATGAGTCGAGGTACATTGAGTCCAATGTTAAGAACTGAATTACGCGGTAGCCGATTGCTTAAAGTGTGCGATAATGCAGACAATACATTACAGGCTTTATCTGCCGGGTATAATTGGCCGATCAAACCAAATGGTGAACGAAGCGGTGAACCTGAACATGGAACGGCAAAGACCTTGATAGAAGCATTGGAAACATTGACATTTGCAATAAATAAGCGCGACAATGCGCCCAAAGCTTTTAAACCCAATGCAACTAATGCACTTGGTAAACCTTATATAAGCGCTATGGGTAAATGATGGCTGATAAAGTAGATAACTGGGCTGATAAACTAGAAAGCGATATTTACGAAAAATGTGAAGATGCTTACAAGGAAATCGTACAAGCCTATAAGAATCGCAGTGATGCCGATGACGCTATTAAGAATTATTGGAGTATCTATAACGCTGAGCTAGACGATAACCAAAGCTATCAGGCCAACTCACCGGGGTATGTTCCGGTGGTTAGGGATGCAGTGATGGCTCGTTCTAAACGCGCTTTGAAGCAACTATTCCCTACTAAATATAACCACGTTGATGCAATCGGAAGTGATGGAAGAAAGCCATACGAACAACTTTCCCTGCTAGAGCATTACATCCGAACAACAAAACTAAAGTCAGTTGTTAGATCAATGCTTGTATCTGGTGATGTTACCGGACAATGGAATATCTATGTTGATTGGTTGAGCGAAACCAGAAAGATTACTGGCATGATTCGTAAGCCTCTTTCATTCGATGATATTGAGGGGGAAGACCCGACCGAAGAAGTAGACCAAGACGAAGAAACAGAAATAAAGACAGAGGGGCCGGACATTGTTGACTTTGCCACCGAGGATTTAGTTGTTATCCCTCCAACGGTAAATGATATAGAAAAGGCTGATATAACTTGTATTAAATTAAGGATGAGCAAAAACCAAATCAAGAACATGGTTGATGATGGCATCTTTATTTTAAAGGAGGACAGCGACCTTAGTAACTGGATTAAGAGCCATAAGGGTCAAGAAAAACAGGTACCAGAAAAGAATAGATCAAAAGATGCAGGGATAAAAGTTGAGGGTACTTTTAAATATGCCTTGATATTCGAAGCGCATATGATGATTCGGTTTAAAAAGGATGAGCCTAAATCTCTAGCCTATATTTATTATGCTGGTGAAAATGAAATTATCGGAATAATAAAAGCTCCACAATGGGGGCAAAAGCGGCCTATAATTTCTGCACCCGTTGAACGCGTTAATGGCTCATTTAATGGCGTATCAAAGATTGAAGCCGTAAAAACATTGCAATGGAATCTTAACGATTTCTGGAATATGGGGCAGGATTCGGCAATGTATTCATTACTGCCAATTGTGATGACAGACCCGGAGAAGAATCCCAATTATGCAATGATGGTTTTTGGATTAGCGGCTGTCTGGCCTGTCGACCCTAACTCTACACAGTTTCATAACTTTCCGCAACTCTGGCAAGATTCTATATCTATGTGCGAATCTATCAAGCGTCAGATATTTGAGTCACTTAACATCAATGAAATGATGATGGGGCAATCCCCTAAGGGAAGAAAGAACAACGCAGCAATAGGCGCACAACAACAAGAGTCATCCGTTTCCGTAGTAGATCACGCAGAAAGATTTGAAGAAGAAATACTGAACCCTTTAATGGAGCGTTTCTTTGAATATGATACCCAGTTCCGTGATGAAGAATTGACCGTCATTACAATGGGCGAGATAGGCGTACAAGCGCACATGCAAGTGATTGAGCCTCAACAATGGGGCGAGCGTTACCATTTCCAATGGACAGGAACCGATTTTGTAATGAACATGCAACGGATGCAGCAACAAATAGCCACCATGAATGTCATTAGAGGAATCCCACCGCAACAGCTCAATGGAAGAACTTTAGACATTACACCGATATTGGAAATCCTAGTACAAAATATTTTTGGATCAGAACTAAGCCCAAGAATATTGATCGATAATAGAAACAAGTATACCGTTTCTCCTGAGGTAGAAAATGAAATGCTGGTAAATGGCATAATGGTTGAGATTCATGATAATGATGATGACATGGCCCACATACAAGCGCATCAACAGGCGGCTCAAACAACTGGCGATATGTCTGGATTGTTTAGAGCGCATTTACAAAAACACGTAATGTCGCTTCAAAAGAAAAGAGAAATGGTTCAAGGCACTCAACAAGGTCAACAAGGAACGCCGGGGGGAAATGCACCCGGAGTAGCTGGGCAGCCTAAAATAGGTGGTCAGCCACAAATGCCTAATACCATGAATCAACCTGCTGGGGGGATTCACCCCGACGCTATGCCCGGCGCAGTTGGGCGAGGATAAAATTGGCTTACTATTTGGACTGAATAATAATTGACACAATCGATAAAATAATAGTAGTATCAGTTAAATTAATCAATGAGGAAATATGAAATGAAGCGTTTTAAACTTTGGATTCAATCTGTTTTACCCGGAATCATCCCTACCCCTGCTCTTCCAGTTCAACAACTCGGTGCATTGCCAGACCCTACAGGACTTTCCGGTGTATTAGCTGCACTTGCCAGCTTCGGCGCATCGTTTGCTGGTGGTGTCAATTTTACGACTTCTTCCGGTTCTACAGCAACATGGACAAACCTTGCCAATGCATTGTTTCGCTACACCGTTGGTAGCGCTGTCACGGTCACTATCGACTCAGCCTATAATATTGCTAAAGCACTGGGAACCACATTAACAGTGGGGCAACAGTTTACATTCCAGTGTATTACCAATGCCGCTACCACAGTTGCTACGCCTACTTTAAGTGATACCGCCGTTACTCTATCGGGTACTACCACAATGGTCGCCGCCGCTCTTAGGTTCTATCAAGGTGTTATTACTCAGGTTTATACCATTATCGGTTCCACATTAACTACGGGGACAACTTTCACCTCCATTGCTCAGATTGGTACAACCAATAACTATACAGTGACATTGGGTACTAATGCGATTGTCCCTGTTGTTGGTAATGCATTCTATCTAGGCACCACGACCGGAACACTACCCGCTGGCTGGTATCCAATCAATGCCGCGACTTCTGCCACATCTTTTGTAATTGCTGCCCCTGTTAATGCCGTAGCATGGACATGTACAGCGGCTAATTTGATAAGCTCAAGCGTATGCCCAAGCACCTACAGCCCATTAATAACAATCACTGGATTAATGACCACAGTAACCGGAACAATGGCGGTATAAAACATGATTGAAGTTGAAGAAGTTGACTGGGATACGTATGCTAAATCTTTCAGCATCTTCAATGTCAAAAAAATATTCTTTGGGAAGCATTCTAAAGCCTTATCAAGCGAACATTGGGCGGCACTATATCATCATGAGAAATTTCATTGTGACAATAACCACCTTGAATGGCGTATTTTATGCTTTATGTTTGCTCCTTGGATGTTAAAGAGCCTATGCTACCGTCAAGAATTTGACAGTGACATATATTCTGCTAAAATGGGTTATGGTAAACAACTCATTGAATTTTTATCAAACAAACCTACGATTTCTAGCTGGCGGTATCCGTCGGCTTCTGAGCGTATCCAACGACTTACCGTTTACATCGAGCAATACACGTAATGTATTATCGCAATGTTGGGCGTAACCCACTAAAGAGAAGATTATGAAAAAGCTGAAATTATTTTTTATCAATTTATTGTTACCCGGTATCGACGAGGACTTTCCAGAAGAACCCGAAGATTTTGACGAGCCCGAAGAAGAGCTAGACGAATCCGAAGAAGAACTTGATGAACCCGAAGAAGAACTTGACGAACCCGTAAAGCCGGTAAGTCGCAGTAAAAAAGCTATCATTGAAACTCGCAAACGAGCACAAGATGCAGAATCAGAGCGTGACCGAGTTAAAGCTGAGCTGGAAGCCGAAAGAAGCAGAAATCGACAACCAGCCCAACCTAATCAAGATGAAGTTCTTTGGAAGCAAGAAGAAGCCGTTCTTAATAACCCGGATGCCGAAGAATGGCAAAAATACGCCGTTCAAAGCAACCGTAACTCAAGGAAAGCCGAAGCATCATCAAGAGAAGCCTTATTTTTGGCTCATGACGGGGCAGATAAGGCAAAATTTGGCCGATATGCAGTAGATAAGCCTAAAACCTATGACCGATATAAAGATGCCGTTGAAGAGCATGTTAGAATCGCCAGAAGTAATGGGCATAATCCTAGTCGTGAAGATGTTTTGTATTATCTGGTAGGTCAAGATAACTTAAAAGGTAAATTGATTACTAAGAAATCAGCCACTAAAACTGGTGGGCGTGCAGCACCAACAAGGGTAAAATCGGATGTTCCGTCTTCCGGTAGACAATCCTTGTCGGATTCTGAAAAGAGAGCTAAACGCCTTGATGGAGTTAAAATTTAAAGGCCATTATTATGTTGAAATTTTTTATTGATTTATTATTACCCGGTATCACCAATTATTCTCCTGGTGCTGGCGGTCAAACGCTTCAAAATGATATTGAACTTCATATAGAAGATGAGGTTCTAAGAATTGCGAAGCGTCGCCTAGTTGCGTATCAATTCGGTCAACCATTAAAGCTTGATAAGCAATCTGGTGTTACCTATACGGCTACGCGTTATGAGCGTCTACCATTACCATTTGCTCAATTATCAGAGGGTTCGGCGGCGGCTGGTGAATCAATCACCATTGCTCAAGTATCTGCAACTGCACAGCAATGGGGCGACTTAGTTCGGGTAACTGACGTAGCTGATTTGACGGTTAAGCATCCTTTATTTAAACAAGCCATTCGATTGATTGCTATTCAGCAACCTGAAACAATCGAACGTAATGTTTTGAATATCTTGATGACTGGTACACAGGTCAATTATGCTAACGCCAAAACATCAAGAGCAAGCCTTCTTGCAACAGATGTATTGACACCGGTCGAAGTAAGCAAGATTGCCGCATCTTTCGGTTCATTCGGTGTGCCTGATTTTAATGGCGACGAGCGCGAAGATATGAAGATCGACGCTCACTCAAGAACCACTGCCAGCAAGAATCCCGGTGCCAAACCTCATTGGATTGCATTGATTAGCCCAAATTCTGAACAAGATATGCGTCAAAATGCAACGGTTATTACTGCTTGGTCATTCAGTGATTTGAACAGGCTGTACAACAATGACCTTGGCGAATGGGGCGGTGTTAGATTTTGTATGTCTAATATGATGCCTTGGTGGGTTGGTGTTGCATTGGTAACTGGAACCCCATCTACTACAGGTGGTATTTTAACTACAGGTACTTATTACATCCAAGTAACTGCGGCACCCGTTGCAACATCTGTTGATCAACGTATACATCAAGTATCAGGTTCAATATCTGTTACTGGGCCAAGTGGTTCAATTTCAGTTACCCTGCCAACGGTTCCAAATTATGTGTTCTCGGTCTATATCGGCACATCAACAGCGCCAAGCAACTTGGCAACATCCCCATCAGGCCCGGCAGTAGGTGCGTTAGCTGGACAAGCTACACAATTACCATCTGGCGCAACAGTTATCCTGACTGGTATCGGCATATCCCAATCCCCACAATCTGCACCTGCAACGGGTGTATCAGTGTATCCAACATTGTTCTTTGGACAAGATGCTTATGGGCAAGTGCTTCTTGATGACGTTGAATATCATTATTTAAGTCAGGCTGAAAAATCTGACCCACACAATCAAACACGTGTGGTGTCATGGAAGATGTTTTATGGAACTATTATTCTGAACAATGCATATATGGCTAGAGTCGAGTGCGGCTCTGCTTATGGCGTTGGGTATACCGCTGGTACAGCATCAGAGTAATCTTTAAACAATATGCCCGGGTAACACCGGGCATTTTAAGAGGCTAACATGGCAGAAAATAAAAGCATTAAGGAGTTACAAGACGAAATCCTAAAACTTCAAGGTGAGTTGAAAGAAGAAAGGTCGGAAAAAGATGACCTTGAAAAACTTGTCTATGAATCGGGAAGATCAAGCCAATTCTTATCTGATACTTCGGAAGAAAAGGCGACCGGCAAATTCATTACCATTGAAAAATGTACCAATCCTTGGGTAAAAAAGAAAAGTGAACAAATATGGGAAGAAGAAAAAGTCCCAACATTTTTCTTCACTATTGATTTACCACCGGGCGCGGGTTCAGAATTGTCCACGAATGGCCTGCAATTCTATCATGGGGAAACTTACGAATTATCATATTACACTCTTGTCGATATAAAGAGTAGAATAGCGCGGTGTTGGGATCATGAAAAATCGATACATGGCGAAAACGAAAACGTATACCGCAAAAAAACTAACACTGCGTTTATCAGCGCAGAAGCAAGAAACAGAGGAGCGCACTAAATGACACAAAAAACAGAATTAACCGGCGCATTAGTCACTGGCAACTTTACTTTTAATGCGACATTGCCAAATGGCAAGACATTGGCAATCAGCGGTTATGTTTATGAGGGCGAATCGTTAGAGTCCGTTAATGCGCGTGTAACCGCATTTGATGACATCGTAAATCATCAGCGTGACCGAAACGAAGTTGAAGTATTAGAAGCAAAGTTAGCGGCAGCCATTGACCAGCTTGAAGTTAATCATATCCATTACGGTGCTATGCTTAAAAAGCGTGATGCTGGTGGAAAACTTACTGCCGCTGAAAAATCTGCCCTTGAAGTCATGGACATCAATGTAAAACGCCACAATGATGAAATCCAAAAAGGTCAAGATGCTATCACCGCATTAAAAGAAAAAATCGGTAAAGCATAAATGGCGAGCCTCTCTGCGGCACAGATTGTAGCGGATGCACTGGCAATAGCTAAATGTCCGGGATTTGTGACTCAGGGGGGCAGGGCTTTAAATTTTGTGCTAGAAGATTTATGTATGCACAGGAATTTAAAGGTCAACTTGGTTACTCAGACCATTGTTGCAACGTCCGGCAGTAATGGGCCGTTTAATCTTGAGGCGAATTATTTAAGAACGTATGACTTATCTTATATAGTCTCAGGTGAACCATACTTTCTTAACCCTGCATCATTGCGTGAATATGATGCAGAAAATTTACAAACAGGGGCCACTAACTACCCTTATGAATGGGCCAGTGATTTATCTGCCGTAGCATCGGGCGGTGTTGGCCTTTTGTATATCTACCCGTCTTTTTTATCACAAACAAATTTAAAGCACAGATATTACCTATCACAAACTGATTTAGTTTCGCCAGAGACAAACTCTTCTGTGCCATGGTTCTCTGACCAAGATTATTTGATTCAAGCCACAGCTATGAGAATGATGCGGATTACGGATGATTCTCGCTATGAACGTTTTATGATGGATTGTGATAAGATGCTATTTGCTCATCTATTAACCGAGGGCGACGAGCAGCAAGTTGTAAAAGAGGTTAAGTTAGACCCTAGAAGATTTAAAATAGGCGCTTTAAATAAACCAGATAAAATAGACCCTTTCTAATGGCAATATCAAATTCAGCACCTATCCGATTTACCCCAAGAGGGATAGTTGATGCTTATGATGCAACAGACGTATTTGATGGCGCTTGCCGTACATTATCAAATTTAGTATTTGACCCGTCAAACCCTGAAATTGTTATACCACGCCCCGGTGTAGGGAATCCACTAACCAACTTTGCACAATATTCAAATTATTACTATACAGGCGCATGGGGATTTGTTTCTGTTCATATAGTCGTTGGTAATTGGGTATATGGCATGATTGCGTCCACCACCACACAAGGCATGGATGAACCATTTGCTTACAATTTACAAACTGGTAAATTTTCTCCAATATCAGGAATCACAGCGGGCAATAAAGAGGGCCGACCTAATTCTCCGTCATTAAATGGAGCATGGATACCGCCAGTAATGTCTATCATTGGGACTAAAATAATAATAACCCATCCTGGCTATACCGGTGTTGGCTCTAACTTCTTTGGTGCGCTGGACATATCAAACCCACTTTTCCCAAAATATACTACCCAGAATACTAGCACTTATCCGCTACCAACTGTTCCAACAGGCGTGGCGAACCTAAATAATAGAGCCTACTTCATTTGTGGTAATGTCGTTTATTATAGCGATGTACTTTCGCCTCTATCCATGACAAACGCAGGTCAGGCGCTTACATTGGGCGATACTAACCCTGTTACTGCATTATCAGGGCTTCCAGTGCAAACTACCACAGCGGGTGTTATAGGTGCCTTAATTTGCTTTAAAAGCACGCAGATATGGCAGGTTACCGGAGATGCAGCGGTAACAGGCTCATTGGCGCTGAATTTCCTATCTTTGAATATCGGTACAACTAGTCCGCGTTCGGTAGTTCCGTCACCATTGGGTACATTTTTTGCTGGCCCTGATTCGGCTTATGTCGTCACCCCGAATGGTGCCGTAGTTCCTCTTACCGGTCAACTTGGTGCTACTTCACTCCCGTATTTAAGACAGCCATTTGGTAACGTTCAAGTGCCATCAAGGGTTTGTGCAGCTTATGCAGGCAATATTTATAGAATATGCATACCTACAATAATTGACGGCGTTCAAATGACCGGTGATTATTGGTTTGATACGCGACGGATGAAATGGACGGGGCCGCATACGTTCCTATACGATTGTGTGTCGTCTGCCGGTAACTATTTCATTTTATCGAGCGCACTAAATGTTAATGCTCTGTTTTCCAGCAATATTTATCCTAATCCATTAACTCAATATGCAGATAATGGGAATCCATTTAATGTGAACATGATAAGCGCTTCATTCCCAAAACTTAATGACATGGAAATGAAGCAAGTAATTGAATCTACTATTGAATTAGAAGCAACAAGCGTATCTACCGCTTTTACTTTCACCGCCTATAACGACGAAGGCTCTAAAATTGGAACAATCACCGATATACCGTCATTTAAAGGCAAAGCATCTTATACTGGTATAGGTCAGACTGGCGTAACTAATTCGGCAGTATGGGGCACAAATCTGTGGGGTGATGGTTCAAGATGGGGCGGTATAACCGGAACATTGCCCGGTGGGACAAGCGGCAATACAGTAATGCCGACAACATATTCATTATTCTGGCCTGCCCCTCTGGTATTCAATAAGATTGTCATCCAAGTTTCAACTTTGGCCGATCATGGCATCGCCTTTGGTACATTTTATTCACGGTTCCAGAAAACAGGATATTTACTACAATGACAACCATAATAAACACACTTCCTGCTACCTTGGTAAATGGGACATTAGAGGATGCTACCGTTGTTCAGTCGCTATTTAATTACATCGTTTCCCAGACTAACGCTAATGGCTGTTCTGCATCGATTGGCACCTCAATTCAAAAAGGCGATGGAACTGGCGGTTTACTTGCTGCCGTAGCTGGTCAAGACTTTGCTAGTGGAGCGCAAGGGACTATTTATTGTGGTTCGACAACAAACGTAGCAGACGGATACAGTGCGGCTCCAACTCCTGCACTATTAAGCTATGTCAATGGACAACGTGTAGTTGTTGTTTTTTCGACTCAGAACACGACAATATCACCAACGCTAAATATAAATTCATTAGGCGCAATACCTATTAAGGATCAATCAGGATTAGCCCCATCTATAGGCGCGATAACGGTAGGAAATCTATATGAGCTAATTTATGCAAATGCAGCGTTTTATATAGCCGGGACGATTAACCCAGTAATGGAACGGCACGCTGCGGATATTATAGCTGCCACAAACATGGACTTATCAGTTGTAGTAGGGAATTATGTTCATGTAACAAATGGAGCCGTTGGATTTGGAGGGATAAAGAATATTAAAATACCAGATGGTGCTAGGTTCATACTGGTATTTACAGGAAATAATGTGCCAATTCTATCAATGGCTGACGTTGGAATCATTGGGGCCAACATAATCACATCTACCGGTGCCGATCTTACTTTAACTAATGGGCAAGCGGTAATGGTTATTGGCGATTCTGGCAATGCCGTTATATTGCCATTCAATACCCCAACTACAGCCGGAACCTATACAACTTCAAAGATCCAGCCGATTACAGCCAGTGTCGCGGCAAATGATTTAACCATTACAATAAATCCAACATCAATGGATTTTAGAAGCATAGTTTTAGGAAGTGGAGTAGTAAATACAGTAAGTAATTCTGCCCCTGCATCAATAATAATAAATGCTGGTAAAACACTTGGCACAACAAATGGATTATTCTCAAGAATCATATTATTGGCTATATTCAATAGTACATCGGCAGATTTAGCAGTAGTCAATCAAGCGGCTGGTTTTGATCTGGATGAAACTAACCTAATAAACGTCATAAATATTAACGACCAGTTTATAGGAACGGCAAGTATCGCTATAACTACCGGAATCATGACAGTTACGGCGGTAACATCTGGTGTTCTGGCGTTAGGAATGTCCATTGTTGGCACTGGCGTTCCATCTGGAACATTCCTAACGGCGTTCATAGGTGGCGCTGGTGGGGCCGGAACTTATCAAACTAATCTATTTAATGCTGCCGCCGTTGCATCCACGCTCATGACATGCGGCTGCGGAATGAATATCTATTCGACAACGGCTTATGCAAATGCGGTATATAGAGTAATCGGTTTCATTGAATGCACTCAAACTACGGCAGGGATGTGGGCTACTGCTCCAAGCACTGTGCAGGGCATGGGCGGACTAACTGGAGCCGAGATAACCAACCCTGTGATTCAATCTTCGCTGATAACTCCATTGGTAACAAGTGTCGGTTCATCTATGTCAGCCTTAATTCCTAATTTATCGGGGGCAATGAGTACATCTTTTGTATTAACTTGTCTGGCACCTGATTTGGGGTATTCTATCGGTGATGTCGTAACACAATGTGTGGCTGGTGTTTTGTCTGTCGGCGTATCTTTTTATGGCATTCCTATGATTGTATGGACGAATGGAATAATTGCAGCCACTCCAATTATTCCAGCATCGGCAGGCCTTTATATCC